AATGCACCTGACATTATATTAAATTACCTTGACCCTTTTCATTTAAAGATTGATTGATTAGTTGAGATATAGTTCCTCTTGATCTTACAAGTAATTCTTCAAATCCACTTGCATCAACAGTATTAATATTAAAATTTACATTTACCGCACCAGTTCTTGAACCTAATCTTGAATTTGGAACTATTTGACCTGTCGAATTTGGTATAAACAATTCTCCACCTCTACCTGAAGCACTATCACCAACAACAACAGGTTGGTTTTTTCTTACTGAACCACCTTTATTTAAAAAAGGTATTCCCCCACCGCCACCACCACCCATAGCCATTAAAATTGCTTGTAAAGCTATTTGTCTTTTAAGTTGTGTATTTTGTCTTGCTATTAAATTTTCTTTATCTGCTTCTTTGTTTGTTAATAATATTGTTATAAGTTTTTCAACACCTAACAATGCTATTCTCTCAATAGTTTTTGCAATAATTTCTACAAGTATTGATTGTGCTAATTGTTTAAGTGATGCGTTCAAATCTTTTCCTAATACTAATGCTTCAGCTAAACTTTTTGAAACCGAACCGACAGATTTAGTAATAGAACCAACAATTTCTTTTGATAAATCAAAAGCATCATTTTGTTTTTTAATACCATCTCTTATTTTTTCTAATAATGTTTGTTGCTTACCTAATTTTACATTTGCATTTTCAACAGCGTCAGGAACTTTTTGAATATCAATGACGAGAGGAATATCTTTACCTAACAACCTTAATAAGTTTTCTACTTGTCGTCTTACAAATCCAACTGCTCTTGCTACTGCTCTTACTGCGGCTGCAAATCCTTTTACAACAACAGTTAAAACTTTGCTTATTGCTCTACCAACAGCTTCAAAGTCTGCTGAGTTTGCTTCTATAAATTCGTTTAGTGATTTAAATTCTTTTTTAAGTTGATCAAAAAATCCCTCTCCAGCTACATTTCTTTTAAAATTAAAAAGTTTATCACCAAGCATTGATAGAGTACCTGTAAATGTATTTGCTAATTCATCAGTTGCTTTACCAAATCTACCACCTTGACCGAATACTCTTTCAAAAGCTTTTATTGTTTCTTCTGCTGAAACAGTTGCACCAGCACTAAATCCTAATAAATCTCTTACACCTCGTTCTCTAAATATATCTGCTGAAGCTATACCACCAGCAAATGATCTTTGTATTTGTTCTGCTGTTGTAGCAAAATCTAATCCTGTTACTGCCGCAACATTACCTGTAATTTCTAAAATTTTTGATAGTTGGTCTGCATCTCCAGCTACGACTGCAAGATTACCTGATGCTTGTTGAATTTGCTCTAATGAGAATGGAACTTTAGCGGCAAAGTTTGCCATAACATCAAAAGCTTTTGCACCCTCTTGTGTTGAGCCAAATAATTGTTTTAATCTAACTTGTAAATCTTCTATGCTTCTTCCTGTACCAACTATTGATCTGATTGCTAAACCACCACCAAGTCCTACTAATGCACCTTGAACTGAAAATATCGAATCTTTTAAACCTTTTAATCTTCCTCTTACACCTTGAAAAGCTTGTTGTGTTTTATCTTTTGCTGTTATGTTTATCTTTAAATTTTGTGCCATTATTTATACTTTGACTTATTTGTTGCTTCTTTGTATTCCTCATTTTCTATCATAAAATATGATACCCAATGGTTATACTCCCAAACTTCCATTTTTAAAAGTTCCGATAAAGTTATTTTTAATCTATCTGCAACTGTAAGTAAATTCTTAATTTCAGGTGTAAATTTTAGTTTTTTTTTAAATCGTCTATTGTAGGAACTAAGACCATCTTTTGTGCTATGCGTTGAAGAATATTTGGGTCTGCATTTTCCATTAAAGTCTGTTTATCTTCAAGCTTAAATACTTTTTTACCATCTTTATCTAAAGCTTTCATAACTAAAACATCAGCTAAGATTGCTATGTCATTAAGATTATCTGATTTTTTAAGAAGTCTATTTTTTTCTAAAAGTGTAATAGGATTCCAATATAAAATTACAGGTTTGCCATTCTCATCTTTCCATTCTGCAACTTCCATAGATTGGACACCTATGTTTTCAAAATGTGATTTAGCGATGTCAATTACTGACATAAATTAATATTATTCAGTTCCTATTGTTAAAGCACCTGTTCCTTGAAAAGTAACACTTCTTGCAACAATTCCGTCAAGTGGTTGATTTACACTCATACCTGTAATGATACCAGCACCCTCAAATTTTCTATCACCAGAAGATGAACCCTCTGGTAATAATTTAAAAGTTACACTAGCACCTGCAACTAATTGTGTTTGAACACTATCTGTTTCGTCAAAGTGCATTTCCAAAGTTCCTGAAAATGATGTTCTACCAGCAACAAAAGATTTTGCTGAGTCTGCCATTTTTGTACTTTCAACAACATCTCCTGTCGTTTCTAAAGTGAAGCTAGACAATTCTCCTACTGCTGAACCGCCTACTACTACTTCACCCTCTTTGCCATGATGTACTGCCATTTTTTTTCTCCTATAATTAGATTGTTATATTAGTTTTCTTCCTCTTCGTCAATTTCTTCTTCATCTTCAAAGTCATCTTCTTCTTCAAAATCTTCTTCGTCATCAATGTTATCTTCTTCTTGATCTCTTAGTTCTGCAAGTAAGTCTTTGATTTCTTCACACATTAAACTCTCTTTATCGTGCAGTTTTTCTACACTATTTATCTTCTTTTCTATTTTATCAATTATCTTATCTTTTTTCATATTATCTCCTATGGTGTCCCTGATTGATAACTATAAACGCATCTAATAGTCATTCTTATTCCACCAATAGGAAACAAAGTTCCCTCATCGGTTTCACAAGCTACAACCATTGTATCTAGTGCGTTGTTGCTTCTAGTAATATCAGATTCTACAGCAGTTTCAATCGCTGTAATTAACTCATTCCTTTTTGTATCAATATTTGATTCCGCACCCTTTACAAATCCTGATACAACAAAATCTATGGTTGCTAATCTTGTTTTTGCACCTGACCCTAATTCTTCATCTTCTCTTGTTTCTTCAGAAGTCTGAACAATAACTGCTGGATATTGTTTGTCTGACAATTCATCTAAATCAAAAGGTTGTCTTGTAGCTTTTTTTATAGTTATAGGACTACTTATAGCTGATATTACAGATAATAAATTAGATGCTATGTTTTCTCTTACACTCATAATCTAAGTTCCTTTTTTATAAATTTTTCAAATGATTTGTTTATAATCTTTTCTGTTCTTTTGTTAAATTTAAAAAAAACTCTATTTTTACTACCCATCATAACTTGGTTAAATAAAGCTTTTTTTCTTTGTTCTGCGTTTGAAAAAGCAAGAGATACTTGATGTCTGCCTGTTTTTTTTATTGTAGAGTTTGGTGTTAAAGACCTAAGCATATCTCCGTCATAATGGAGATCAACTTTTAATGGTCTTTTTTCTCTCTGTAATCTTTTTCTATAACCCTCAGAATATGCGGCAAATGGATCGTTCTTAAAATCTAAACCTTTTTTTGTTTTTGTTTTTATTATTTCTAATAATTGAAAACCAGCTTGTCTAACACCCTTGTCTATTGATCTTGATAATTTGCTTTGAAACTTACCTAGTTTTTTTGATAGTTCCTTAGAATTAGTTTTCATTCCAAGTTGAATATCACCTCTGAGTTTTTGATCTCTATTACCGCCTATTGAGGAAGCTATACGCATTCCACCAGCGATTCTTAATGGAACAAGTAATAATTGTATCATCTATTTAATCTTCTTAGTCCGTGTAAAGGTTCTCTTTCATTAGATACGATTGACCCATCTGCTGTTGAATCATACTCAACACCATCTTCTAGTATTGATCTAAATTCTCTATTATATTCTGACATATAATATTCACCCATTCTTTCAAATCTATCTTTTTCCGTTTCAGGTCTAAATTTAGTTAATGCTGGTAATAAGAATCTTCCAAGAAATAAATATACACCAGCCCTTTCAAACTGATCTAAATTAACTTTTGTGTTTTCCATCTCAACAGTATTTAAAACTGTGATGTCTGTATAAACATTTGTTTTATAAGTTGGAAACCACTCTATTCGTAATTGTCTAAGAATATCATTTGTTGTTTGTGCAAAGTAATTTGCAGCTTCTGTAGAACCTGATGCAATACCAAAATCAAAAACATCAGGTTGATACTTAGTTACATCACTAGCAGTAATTACATTTGCTCCTGTAAAATTAGCCATAACATTTACCTATGAACCAATCTACTATCTTCTTAATTTTTCTTTTTAGTTTTTTTAACATTCTTTTTTCTCTTTGGTTTTAATTGTACTACTTTATCAGTAATGTCTTTTAT